AATTTTTCAAGAGGTTTATTGTCTAGCCAAACAGGCTCTCAGAATGAGTACCTTTTTGTTCAACAAGCCATCTGTTATGGTGGCATTAATAACGTAGTTGATATTACTGTTGATGACAAAAATTGGGATGAAGAAACTTTAGAGTACGGCCAAAGGATTCATGTGTTTAAAGATGGTGGCGTAGCTGATACTATGGCAACAGCTAACTCAATTCCTTCAACTAACCGCTTTACCAACACTGCTTATGCTTCTATGGTTTTTAAGTTAAACAGAGAAGAGTACAACTACAATGGCTCACCTAATGTGTCTTTCTTTATTGAAGGACAAAAAGTTTACGATATTGTAAATGCTAGTGGGGTGTATTCTCTTTCTGCTACTAAAAGTTTTACAGAAAATCCTGCTAGAATTCTTTTAGATTATCTTACAAATAACGTCTATGGAAAAGGTTTATCTCTTTCATCTATTGACTTAGCTTCTTTTTACAAAGCAAAAGTTATTTGTGATAGAGTAGTTTCTACTAATGTTATACAAGATGGACGTATTAACGGACGTAGACCTGATGTTGAAAATGAAGATGGCACTATTACCACTCAACCTCAGTTACCTAATACTTCTATAAAATTGTATGAATGTAATGTTGTACTTGACTCAGAAAGACCTTTACGAGAAAATATTGAAATTATTTTAGAGTCTATGGAAGAGGCAGAGCTAATTTGGTCAGGTGGTAAATACAAGCTAATGCTTGATGCACCTATTAGCTTAGCTGAGCAAGATGCGTTAGTTGTAGCTACTTTTACAGAGGAAGACATTATCCGCGGAGGAATGGAGTTAGAGTTTCCTGACTCTTCCACACGTTACAACCAGTGTGTAGCTCGCTTTATGAGTGAATTTGAAAACTTTGTAGATGATACAGTTACTTGGCCAACTAGTTACTCTGCGCCTTATAACACTTACCTAACTCAAGATAGCGGAATTCTTTTAAAAACTGAAATTTACCTACCTTGCACGTCTGACCCTTATCATGCTTTAGCTAAAGCAGAACAAATCGTTAGAACTTCTAGAAGAGAAATGAGAGCTAAGTTTACAGCTTCTAAAAAAGGATTGCTATTAGAACCAGGAGATATTATTAAGGTTACAGACAGTACTAGTGGTTTACTTAATGAAACTATGAAAGTTGATTCTGTTAAAACTAATGCAGATTTAACGGTAAATATTGAAGCTAGACAGTATAGTTTTGAAAATTTTGCTTGGAACGTTCCAGATGATATTCCTTATGCTTCTGTAAAAACAGATTACTACTATCCTGTTGTAAAACCAGCTAACGTACTGTTTACCCCAGACAACCCTAATGGTGTTTTTGGAGTTAGCTCAGGAAAAATAACTTGGAATTATCCTAATACTGTCTCTGTAAATGGCTTTTTAGTAGAAGTTTCTTCAGACAATGGTGTTACTTGGCAAGCCTTAACTACTACTTTAACTAACAGTTATGATGTTGTTGGATTAAACAATGGGGTTTACAAATTTTCTGTACGTTCTTTAAATAACTTGAATAAGTATTCTGCTAGAGTTTTAGCTAAAGATGCTGCAACTCAACTAGTAGAATCTTTTACTATTCAAAAGGCAGCTGTTGATCAAGTAGCCGTTATTTATGCAGATAATGACAATATTGCAACTAACACTCAAACGTACTCTTTAGGCTTAAATGAGTATGTAGCTTACTATGTTTATTCAGGAGATTTGCCAACACTACCTATTAGGGCTGGAATTACTTTTGCTAGATTTATAGGTGCAGATGGTTTACCCGGTGTTAATGGTATTGATGGAACTTCTGGAGTTAATACGGCTGTTATTAGTCTCTATAATAAGAACACATCATCTACTACGGCTCCTGCAAGTTTTACTGGAACAGCTACCTATACTTTTGCAACTAGAGCACTTACTGGGTTAACTTTAAATGGTTGGGCTACAACTCCCCCTAACCTAGCTAACGGTGAGTATTTATGGGTTAGACAAGCAACAGCTACTAGTACTGCAGCTACAGACACTATTGAAATTGCAGAATGGTCTGCAGCTACTATTTTTACTTATACAGGTGTAAATGGTCTTAACAGTAGACCTTTATTTCTTTATATTAAAACAACAACAACAACTGCTCCTACAAGTTTCACTGGAACAGCTAGTTATACCTTTAGTACAGACACCTTAACAGGTTTAACCTTAAATGGATGGACAAGATCAATCCCTAGTGTAGCTAATGGTGAATATCTATGGGTTAGACAAGCAACGGCTAGTAGTATTACAGATACAGATAATATACTTATTGCAGAATGGTCTACTTCGTCTATTTTAAGTTTTGGTGGTAGTAATGGTAATACTGTTGCACAAGTACAAGTTTATCGACGTTCTGCTACAGCTTTAGCCACTCCTACTGGTGGATCTTTTAACTTTGACACTGGGGTGTTAACTCCTCCTAGCAGTTGGTCAATTACTCCACCCGCAGGTACAGATCCTTTGTATTCTTGCTTAGCTACTGCTTTTATTGTAGGGATCACGGGAACAGATACCGACTTAACTTGGTCCTCCCCTACTATAGTTGTTCAAAATGGTTCTGCTGGTAAGTCAGTTTATACTGCTATCGTCTTTAGACGCTCTGCTACGGTACCGACTGCACCTACAGATGGGTCTTTCAACTTTGGAACTAACGTTTTAACTCCTCCATCAGGATGGTTTCTAGATATACCTACTGGTACAGATCCTGTTTATGCAACCAGGTTTGTGTTTTCTATTATTGGAGACTCTGGCTCACAAAATGCTAGTGCTTGGTCAACGCCCTTTAGATTTGTTCAAGATGGCACTAATGGCTTACCGGGAGCTCCTGGTTCAAACGGTATCAGCACTTACCAATTAAGTGTTTTTAGACGTTCTGCTGCAGCACCTGCTGTCCCTACTGGAGGATCTTACAACTTTGGAACTCAGCTAGTAACAGCGCCTTCTGGTTGGAGTGCTACTGTACCTACAGGTACAGATCCTGTTTACGTCTCTACTGCTTTAGCTTCTGTTCAAGGCACAACTGGATTAGATGATACGCTAACTTGGTCTACTCCCACTATACTTGCTCAAAATGGAACTCCAGGAGCAGATGGTGAAGATGCTTGGCCAGCAACAGGTAATGCTGTTGGGGGTTATAACGACTTGCAGTCTAACGCTGCATCACTAGATACTGATGTAGAATATCGATTGATTTCTTCAGGTGTTGTAAGTACGAATAACTTAGCAGTTACTACTATATTACACATTGGTTATGCAAATGCTGATAATAATGTTCAGCAAAAGTTATCAACAGTTGTTATTGGAGACTATGTTACCGTAACCGCGGTTTATGGAACAACAATTGTTAAGTTTGCTTATGTCATAACTAGTGTAAATAAACGTTCAAACTATACCTTTAATGCTATTGCTGGACAATACTTTTATGAGTTTGGTGTTACTCTAGTAAAGTCTAACGCTGCAAGTTCAGCTATTGACTACACAACTGGAGGAAGTACTGCTACTTTTGACTTTTCTAGAGCTGTCGGAACTAGAGGAGCAGGTTGGTGGCGTTATGACGCTGGCGCAGCAGACTTATCGGGAGTAGACACTACTGCAGAAGTAAACGTGTATTGGGATGCTCTTCATACCCCAGATATTGATCCTGTAAAAGATGATCGTTTTGTTATTGCTACCACACATGTTAGCGGTACTAAAGCTTTTATCTTTAACGGCACAGACTGGGTGACACAGGCAGCCTTTGTAGATGGAAATCTTCTTGTAGCAGGTACTGTAACAGCTAACGCTTTAGCTGCAAACTCTGTTACTACAAACTCTATCTATGTTGGTCCAACAGAGGGTCTAAGTGATTTAACTTCAAATGCTGGTACAATTACAGCGGGGGTTTTAAGAAATAGCTCTGGTACTTTTGTTATCAATTTAACAGCTGGAACTATTACAATTTCAGTATAAGGAATACTATAAATGTATGAAATATTTTTAAATAAGATAGGTAAAAAATTTAATGTAATCAATGGCGAGTTTGTAGAAGACAGCGATGGAATACTTACTGTCTCTACTTCTCCTTTTAATAACAGTATTTATTTAAACACGCTAAACAATACTTGGCTTGTAGTATCAGACCTCTTAATTGGTATTCCTTACAGAATAGCTAGAGATGATTGTGCTACACTTTGCGCTAGATACTTGGATAAACACTTTGGGTCTAAAATAGAAGAAAAGCTTTTTTCCCTTACTTTAAAAGAATGGACAAACTACATCAAACTTGGTGGTGAAACTCTTATCAAAGAAGTGGGAGGCTACGAAGTAGAGTTATCACAGCTAAAAGAGAAAGACGTAGTTTCTTATGAAATTGAAGATTCAAGAATTACGTCTCATCTTGCCGTTTATCTAGGAAACAACAAAATACTACATCATGTACCTAATAAGTACTCTAGTATTGACGACATAGACATGTCAAAAGTGAAAAGGGTTTTCAGATATGGCAACTAGTACATTTTACGCAGATAAAGATTCTGGAGCAGTAATGATCTCAAACATTACTGCAGGGTCTCCTACCTATGCTCAAATCCTTGCTAATCCGCAAACATACTTGTCTTACATAAGGTTCCATTCTAGTTTAAACTTTTTAACTATTAAAGGTGCAGTATCAGCGGCTTCAGTAACTTTTCCTGCATTTACTAGAGATACTTACACGGTAAGTTCTGATGGTGATTGTCTTAATAGTGGTAACACTTATACTACTATCGCACCTACAACAAGAGTTCAAAGTGTAACAATTGGCACTTCACCTATTGTTAATCCAGCATTTTGTCTGTTAGAATATGCAGGAGAAATCTATGCAGACTTTTATGACGGGCTAACTACAGCAAGTGTAGACAGAAGAGTTTTTCCAGTGTATAACTCTGCAGACAATACTATCAGGCTTCTTGCAGTAACTACTGCTGTATCTGCTAACGCAACTTCTCAAACACTAACTTCAGTTAAGGTTCATGTTGTAAATGGATAAGGTATTTATTAACTCTAGCAAAATTGAATGCAAAGATAATAGCGGAAATATTACTTTTAGTTCTAACTTTAATTATTTAAAAACTAATTCCGCCTCAAAAACAGAAATATCGGGTATTGCACTTACAAGAGTCCCACAAGGAGTTTCTCAACAAAATCAAGGCTCTGTTTCTTCCGCACAAGTTGGTAATATTAATTTTTTATCTGCAACATCTAACAATGGTGGAACTTTAACTGTAAATCAAAGCGTAGACGTTAGATTTTATTTTTCTAATTTTCATTCAATAACTGTAAGAGGTTTTATCCTAAATAGAGTTATTTTGCCTCAATATCAAACAACAACTTCATTACCAGGAAACAATGCTCTTATTCAACAGTTAGTTAATGGCTCTTGGGTAACAAGACTTTCAAGCCCAGTAACTTTTTTTTCTAGCTACTTTGCACCGCAAGGAAATCCACAAGCTTACAATCAACATTTTTTTGTACCAATTTGGAATGATGTTACAAATATAAACAGTATAATTTCAACTCATGGTGGTGGAAACTACAGACTTTTTATAAATAGTACTTGGAATTCCGGAACTTCTTATACTGGTTCAAATGAATTGAGTATTCCTGTTTATCAACAAAGTGGCGGAGCTAAGCTTATTAATGCAGAGATTACATCATGAGCCTTAAAATTGATTCTAATAAAATTTATATTGAAAACTCAAGTGGAATTACTAAGTTTGATAGTTCTAATGGACTAATTTATAAGGTAGCTTCTCTCTCTGGATCTAAAACATTCTCAGGGGCTACAAATTACGAAATTTTTCCACATAACTTTAATTATAATCCTAATACTGATATTATCATTGGTAACTACAAAGTTACAGCTTGTAGTGGAAACTTAGCTAGTGCTTTTATTAATGCTCAATTACCAATTTCTGTACCTGTTTGTTTACATGTAGAGAATGTAGCAGCAGTGTATGCTTATGGTGAGTTAGACTCAAGATCAAACGTTTTAAGTTTAATGGTAGACACTACTAATGTTATGATGCAATTTAGAAAAATACATACAAGATTTACAGGAACAACTAGGTCAGGTTCTCCAATAGTAAACCCTGATGTTTCTGTATCATTCACTTGGCAAATATCTTTATATAAAAGGACATATTAATGGATATGACGAATAAAACTATTAAAATTAATCACTTAAGTGTTGATTTTATAAAAGAAAAAACTATCTGCGATGTTTCTGTATATCAAATTATTTCAGAAGGTATTCACAAAAAAGTTTTAGATCTTAGCTTAGAGGTTAGCTCTAGCTTTCAAGATGCAAATGATGACAGACTTACACTTAAAATTTTAGAAATAATCGGAGGATTAGATGTACCAACTGGGTAATAAATCTAAAGATAAGCTAAAAGGTGTTCACCCTACTCTAGTACGAGTCATCGAGAGAGCTATCGAGTTATCCTCTCAAGACTTTATGGTGTTAGAAGGGCTACGCACTCCTGAACGCCAAGCAGAGCTGTATGCCCAAGGGCGTACTAAGCCAGGCCAAGTAGTTACTTGGACATTAAAATCAAGACATTTTGTTCAAGCAGATGGTTGGGGACATGCAGTAGACATTGCTCCATATCCGCTTGACTGGAATAACTTGTCAAAGTTTGAAGCTATTGCAGATGCAATGTTTCAAGCTTCTAAAGAACTAGGTACTCCAATTCGTTGGGGTGCTGATTGGGACCAAGATGGTCGTCCTCGTGAAAAAGGCGAAA